TGCTAGTAGAAAATACTTTATACTCTTTTAAAATAGAAGCATCATCATTTTCAACTGCAATCCATTGAGTACCATCAAAAGTTCCATTATGTCCCCACTGTTTTGGACTACTATCTTCTTTATAGTTCAGTCCATCAAAAGCATTGACAGCATAGTAATTAGAATTATTATACTGACTTTCGTAAGTAATAAGGCAAGTAGATGGTGTATTATCATCAATCATATCAGGAGTCAACTTTATAAATGTTATATCAGTTAATCCTTTTATCACTGAGTCCATGTATATAGCATAAGGATCCTGTGGTTCTAAGTGGTAATTAAACAACTTCACCTTACCGTTCATTTCCTCAGAAAAAGTAAACCCAATATTACTTTCTACGCCTGCATCTAATATGTAATCATGTTTTAAATTACCATTAATATAAATTGAATGCTCGTCTCCAATAAGTTGTGAAAACAAGTGAAAAGAACCTTGTGATGGAATCGTACAATTACCTGAAGTATAGTCACGACACTTCACTGTGGCGAAAGTGTTATAAAGTCTTATTAAATCTTTATTTGAACCTAAGTCCGCAAAAGCATAAGCCTCTTGTCTATCATAAACTAACTCGATACCATAGTTATTTGTATTATCAGGGATATAATCTATAAAACTATCACCTACACCATCACATTTAATACCATCAGTAACAATTCCTGTTGGAACACCTGAAGCATTACGCTCTAAGAAGCAAGTCTGAGGGTGTAGTGGTAATTGCACCGCATCATCACGACCAGCACTTGTATAGTTTTCTATGCGGTACTTACCTGTAACTTCTTTCTGTGAAATATTGGCAACAGTCCCTGTAAATGTATTTGAATAGAAACTAAAGTAAGCATCACCATGTTCTATATACACTATATACGAATAACTACCAATAGCTTGAATTACATCTATTCGATTAAAGCCATCATCAATTATATACATATTAAGTCTACCATCAAGAGTTAATACATCGAAAGTTAGCATATAGTATTTTCCTATTTCTAATAGAGGTTCGTCTACCTGTATTCTAGAATCTGTATTGCCTCCTGTTGACTCTAGTATTCCATCAACATAAGTCCAATTACTCCCTACAAGCCACCATGAAGTACTTTCAGTGACTATCTCTACACCCTCACTATATTCCACTAGGTTAGTACAAAAACCACCTGTCTCTGCATTATCTGTATCAGTCATTTGTATAAATGTAACAGTGTCATCAATCTTAGTTTGGTTTAATATGTTTGACTTTAAGATACCGTCTTCTCTATATAAAAATTGTGTATGGTTTTCATATTGATACGTTATTTCTTCTTGTGTTAAAGCGTAGTTTGAGAACATAAACTCTCGAACAATATTTGTAAAATAATCACTGTCTTGTGTACCAAGATTAGTAAAATCCGCATTCATTTCTTCTAAAGAGTATGGCTGTTCATCTACTAAAACAGAATCTATGTATAATTTAGCGGTATCACTATGTAAAGTTATTGTAAAAAGCCTATAACCCTCAGATACAGCACTATATGCAAAATCACACTGAGGTCGTGGGTTGCTTCTAAAAACACAAGTATTTGTTCTAGGTCTAATATACGTATTCCAATTACCACCATCTAAACCCATTAAGTACCTATTATCTACATGAGCATAAATAATAAATGATAGTGTTCTTATAGGACTTGTAGGGAATGTATAAAAAATTTCTTGGTCAACACCATTAAACTTAAGTCCTCTACCATAAGACAGTTTAGCATTATGTGCAGGAGCTGTCCCTGAGTCTAATAAATAAACCTCATTAGCAACTGTAACTGTTGACCAGTTATAGTTTATAAGAGGATTATACTCGGCAATTACAAGTGCAGTCTGCGTAAGTATAAGAGGCGAAAATGAAATCATTACATACTTCCTAAATAACTTGCTACAATTTGTGTTGAACTATACACTTCATAAGCGTATATGTTAACTTTACTAGCATTAGTATCTTCAACTGGTGCAACCATAAAATTCCAATTAGTTCCCCAAGTTACGGTGTGACCGCCTGTACCATCTTGCTCTATATAAATAATTCCACCTTGCCCTTCTGTAAGGTTTGTAGGATTCTCAATAACTGTAATATCAGTAAGTATAACTTTGTAACGATTCGATACATTGAACCCAGGAGATATCTTACTACTAAACCCTAAAGTAGATATTTGTCCTCTTTGCGCAGCAGTAAATGTATTATTATCGCCAACACTAGCTTTACTAGCTAGGAAAGCACCTATTTGTGTCTTATTGTATACATCTGCACCACCATATATTGTAACACTAATAAACACACCAGCATCTGCAATCTCAGTAAGTACTATGTTTAATCCATCACTATCATTATAATCAGCCGCATCAAGCTCTGTTCCCATGTAAGTTACAGTAACTGAGCCAGTAGTATACCCACCTGATATTGGAAATGTAATACCATCATTTCCTGTTTGTGCTATAAATCTTTGAATAGTTGTTATAGCTACATTTCCGTCACCAGTAAGTGCTACCGCATCAGCATACGCTTTAGTTGCAGGATGGTAATCAGCTCCAGGTGTATATTCTTCAATGTTATCTAGCTCAAGTACATTTGACTTGTCTGATTTAAGGAATAATAACACATTCGCTTCTGGAATTGTATATGAATTTGAGTACCCATTAGTCCAAGTAGTGCCATTATGTATCTTCATAGCATGATTTTCTTCTTCTGCATCTGAGATATCAAAGTATAGGTCACCCGGTGCTAACGCAGATCCATCATTTCTAAGTGTAGGTGCAACCGCTTTATCTCCTTGATATCTATCAGCAAAGTAAGTAACATCAGTTATGTTATCTGCAATAGTATTTACATCTGCAATATTAGTAGCTGTAGTATCTACATTTCCTATACTAGCTTCTACTGTGTCTAAGTTATCAATAGAGGTAAATACACGATCTATATTATCGGCACTAGTTTCTAGTCTGTCAATATTGGAAGCAGTAGCTCCCGTATTCAACCTGTCTAGTGCGGCAGATGTAGTAGCACCACCTAATACATCTATACTATCAGCAGTAGTGCCAGTATTTAGTCTATCAATGCTATTAGCAGTGCTTCCAGTATTCAATCTGTCAAGTGCGTTTGATGTTTCTGTATCCCCTAGAATATCTATCGCATCTGCAGTAGTTCCGGTATTTAGTCTGTCAATAGCTGTGGAAGTCTCAGTATCCCCTAAAGTATCTATAGCATTAGCTGTCGCGCCAGTATTCAATCTATCAATACTATCTGCGGTAACTCCTGTGTTTAATCTGTCAATATTATTAGCAGTATTACCAGTATCCAGTCTAGTGACAGCTTCATTAATTCCAGCAACAATAACAATCTCTGTATCAATTCCAGCAGTTGTATTTACATCATCTATATTTAGAGCTACCGTATTAACACTACCAATACTATCTGCAGTTGTATTTACATCAACTATGTTAGTACCTGTAAGATTTACATTATCTATATCTGTTGCAACTATAATAGTATTCGAAGCTGCTCCTAAGTTAAGATCTGTTGCAACTATAATAACGTCTGACTGTGCATTAAGATCTAGAGAGTTAAGATCATCAGCTACTCTAATAACATCAGCAAGGTTAGAAGCATTAGCCACTGTATTAATAGAAGCGATATTAGTTGCAGCCGTATCTACATTAGTTATACTAGCCTCAACTGTGTCTACATTATCAATTGATGTATGAACTCTATCTAAATTATCAATACTTGTGTGTATTCTATCAATATTATTAGCAGTTGCTCCAGTATTTAGTCGATCTACACTATCAATGCTTGTGTAAACTCTGTCAATATTATCTATAGAAGCAAAAATTCTATCTATTGTATCCTTATCTGCGTATAATGATAATATCTCTGTTTCTAAACTGGCTACCGTTAGTACCTCTTCTTTAAATACTAAGATACTCTGAACTGCTGGAATTACCTCATTATATTTACTGATAAAGTCATCATATTTAATTACCAATTCACCGTATATACAATTCGGATCTTGGGCTGCTAGTATTAAGTCAGCAGCATAACCACGTATATCACGTATAACATTAATAAAGTCGTTAGCTTCTGTTCTTGGCGGGTTTATAATAGCTATTTGGCCTAAGAAGTCCGATTCTTCATATGTATTAACTGGTGCAATTATATTATCTAGAAAATCTGTAGCCATTTTATACCTCTTCTATATATGGAATATAACATTCCTTAACTTCTTGATGAGGTGTACCTGCTAATTCGTCAGCTATCCATCTACTCAACTCTTCTAGTGCGGCCTCACGGCGCAGTATAGGTGCTTGTACTTCTGAAATATCAAGAGCAGCGTCATCTCTAGTGCCATCTTGTATGTCGTTTTGGTAAGCAACAAACTCATACCAGAACTTTAGCTCAGCTTTACTCATTCTAGCTACACATCCGTCTGTTAATGCTTGGCGCATACAGTTAATAAAATGTGTATTAAATAGTATAATGTCTACACCTGCAATATCCTTACGTATTGAATACGGCGTATGTTCACCAAGTAATTCTTTACCTAGTGCTATACCATCATTTACAGTTAGCTCTTTCTTAGAGCTAATACTATTAAGAGTAGTTATTTGGGCTAATGTCATATGTACCATCCTCTTGTTCTTTAATAGTTTCTAGTATTTCAAATACCTTACTATTGTAGTTACGCATAATACGTTTTGCCTCTGAGAAATGCGTTGCACCTTTCTTTTCACTAACATAGCTAGCTAGTAAACGAGCAACTGCGAATGATAGTTCATTATCTATATCTAGTTCATCGTCTTCATCTGTTGGTAGTTCAGGAACTCTAACTACATATTCACCTTGCGCGATACGTAGTATATCCCCATCTCTGTTCATTGTTAATAGATGTAGTGCATCAGTATGTGCAGCTACATCATTGTATGCCATTTCCAACAATCCAAGTAGACTGTCCGCATCTTCTGTCAATATATTGTCGCCAGTAAGTAGTCCATTAGTTGTGGATTTTAGTCTCTTGTAAGTCATATAAGCCTCTTTAATTTAATGCACAATGATACACTAATGCTCCTTTACATTACCTTAGTATCCATCATACGCACTCGGCTCTACGTCATCCTCATCCTCGAATCCCCACATTTGGTGAGTCTTAGTTTTAGTAGGTGTACCTGCATTCTTAGCTGGTAGTAATACTTCCATATGTGGTAACATACTAATACAATCTAGCCCATCATCATGTTTACTAGTTATAGCTTCCCATGTAACATACTCTAGCTCTTCTAGTAGTTCTATCATGTCTGGGCTATCTCTTAACTCTTCAGCAAAGAATATCTTACCACCTTGAAATAGTGGGTGTACTCTCATGAATTGCTCGTGTTTCTTACCACCAGCTTTTCTTCTACTGATACCTTCACTACCAAATGGTTGTCCCATTTGTCTAGCGAATGAGAAGTATGAGTTTTTCTCTATCATCATTTTCTTTAGTACATGTAGATTAATTTGTTGTTGACCATCTATCTCAACACCGACAGTTACCTGTCTACCAAACTTACCACCCCACTTTTGCACCATAGCAAACAATGGTTCATACTGCTCTGCTATACCTAACTTTTTCAAGCTCATGTCTAACAAGTACCAATCTCCACCACTACTTAATGCCCATACAAACGTACCACTAAAGTCACCCTTCTTACTATTACTAGCAGTGTAGTCTGTTGTGATATATATATTATAGTTATCTATATTCTGTTTGATAAGTTCATTACTAATAAATTGTATTTGGCCTTTCTTGATTAGTTTACTACCTTCATCAGCAATACGAAGCATTAGCTCCTGATTGAACTCTCTAAGTGTGTCTCCGTAGTACGCATCTTCATACTTCTCGTATACATCCTCAAAGCTTTTCATAGCTTCCCAACTACCTCTGTAGTCTTCCTTACGCATACCTAGTGACATCTTTTCACATATTGGTATACATACTGGTGTCCATATACCACCCTCTAACGCACTATATACAGGATCTTTCTTATTGAACGGAGTATTAACGATAATTACTTTACCTTTTTTACCTAGTGCATTAATAGCATCAGAGTAAATCATACTTCGTAACTTAGCCATAATAACTGGACTGTTAGCTTCAGCTTCATTCTTAATAGCATCATCAAATGTAATTATTTGAGGTCTAGCTGTCTTATATCTAATACCACGAACTGAACCACCAGCCGCACCTTTAACTTTAAACATGAATGCTCTTCGTTTTATCTTCTCGTCACCTTTTCTAAGAAACTCGCATTCCTCATCAGTAAATCTCATCTTCTCAAAGTATTCTTTACAGAACGCACTATCTTCACAAATGTCCCTAATTGTGTTAGCTTGTACTTTCGCACCAGCTTGCTGTGAGTCTCCAAATCCTACCCAGAACATAACTGATCCAAATCCTGGTAACTTGCCTGTAATGGCTACGTATATAGGCAAGAATGCTGTAATTATTGTACTCTTCGCACTGAAACGGCTAGCAATAATTGCAACTAGTCTTTCATTAATCCTAATCTTGTCTTGTA